TAACTGTAGTAGAGCAAAGATCTAAAGTTGCTGGTAAAAGACAGCAAGCAGCTATAGCTAAAAGATGTAAAATGGCAATACGTAGAAAACATGGCAAAGCATAAACGTCCCGAGTGGAAAGATAGTAAATACGCTGACGCAAAAGGTAAATTTAAGAAGTTATCATGTGATAAATTAGCTAGCTGGCTAATTAAAAGTAGAAAAGGTAATAAGCGTGCTATTATTGGTAGCTTAAACCAACAAGTTGTTTTTAATAGAAAGCGTAACCCTAGCTACGCTAAAAAAATGGTGTGCGCTAGAAATAAAGTAAGCAAAAGATTAGGAAATGCCAAAAAGTAAAATAAAAGGTGGCGGCACCAAAAAAGTTTGTTTACCATACAATAAATATAAAAGTATGAGCAAAGCTGAAAGGCAAAAAGTAATACGTGCTAAACGTAAAGCCGCTGCTCAAGGAAAATATAAAAGAGCTAGTTCATCTAATGTAAAAGGCGCTAGAAAAAAAGGTGCTACATTACGTGACTGGTTTAAAAAAGAACGATGGGTTAATATTGCCACTGGCAAACCCTGCGGAGAATAATACCGGCCCGGTGTAGGGCAAAACCAAATGTTTAATTAAAAACCAAAACCAATGACATTTTTTTATTCGACTAAAACGTGGAATAGTCAACCACAAATTTCCAAACAAACCGTTGAATTTTGGAAGCATTTAGCTGACAAAACAAACTGGAGAATAACTCAGTTACCCAATGGTTTTTACCAAACCGAGTACCAACATCCTAAGGAAGAAGATACTTGGATTGATGTAACTAGAAGAGAAACAATTGAAGGTGCTGAAGCTGCTATTGATGGCTCAGTAGAACATTACGATAAAAAAGTAGAGTTCTTAAATGGACCTAAAGTTGTTAAAACTTTTAAATAACATTAACTTAAATTAAATTAAATTAAATGCAAAATCCACAAGACATTGTGAAGACTTTAACATTTGGCAGTGATGCTAAACAAAAAGTTTTTACAGGTATAACAAAACTCACTGATGCTGTTAGCTCCACACTTGGAGCTAGCGGTAAGTGTGTGATATTAGAAGACTTCATGGGTAGACCTATGATTACAAAAGACGGTGTAACTGTTGCTAACTCTGTTAATTTAAGAGAACCTGTAGAAAATATAGGTGCTACATTAATTAGAGAAGCAGCTAGAAAAACAGTTAGTGAAGCTGGTGACGGTACAACTACTGCTACTGTTTTAGCTCATGCAATACTTAGTGAAGCTTATAAAAACAAACAAAAAGACAGTTTAAGAAACATAAAACAAGATATACAAAATGCTTGTGATAAAACTGTTGAATATTTAGAAAATATATCAGTACCAGTTGAAGGTGATATGGTTGATCAAGTAGCTACAATATCATCAAACAATGATAAACAGCTTGGTAAAGTAATAGGTAAAGCTTTTAAACAAGTTGGTAAAAACGGTACTGTAATGATGGATCCTGATACAAAATCAGAAGAAACTACAGTTGAATTAGTTTCAGGTTCACAAATAAATCAAGGTTATGCAAACGCAAACTTTGTAACAGATACAGGTAAACAAACTGTTACACTTGAAAAACCTTTAGTATTATTAGTTAGTTCGCCAATATCATCAGTTAGAAAAATACAAACTGTATTAGAATATGCTGTTAAAAATAATAGGTCAATACTTATTATTGGTGAATTAGAAAAGCAACCTATGGCTGCTCTTGTAATGAATAAAATAAAAGGTAATATAAAAGCAAGTGTTATTGCACCACCTGGTTTTAACTTTTGGAAAAGAGATTTTTTAGATGACATAGCTGCTGTAACAGGCGCTACACATATAAATGAAGAGTATGGCGATGATGTAGATTTAATTACACCTGATATGTTAGGTGAATGTGAAAGATGTGTGTCTGATAGTAAATCAACTGTTTTAAAAGTAGCTGAAATACCAGAAGAAGCAAAAACAAGAATTAAATCTGTAGAAGAACAATTAAAAGGTCTTGATCCTAGTTTACGTACTCAAAAGCTAGAAGAAAGATTAGCAATACTATCAGGTAATGTAGCTGTTATATCAATAGGTGCAAACTCAGATGTAGAGTTTAAAGAAAAGAAAGACAGAGTTGATGATGCAATACACGCTACAAAAGCTGCGGTAAAAGAAGGTATAGTACCAGGTGGTGGTATAGCTTTATTAAACGCCGCAAATAGTATTAAAGAAAAAACAGAAGGTACTAATATATTTTTAGAAGCAATAAAGTATCCTTATAAAACAATACTTAAAAATGCTGGTTTAGAATATGTACCGCAAAAAGGTAAAGGAAAAGGTATCAATGTAGTAACTGGTAAAACAGTTAATATGATCGGTGAGGGTATTATTGATCCATTACTTGTAACTAAAAGCGCGTTAAAAAACGCAGTATCTGTTGCTACAACTATACTATCAACTGATTGTGTAATTAGTAATGTAAGAGAAGAATGTTAGCAGTAGGTACTTATTTAGTTATAGAAGAAGTAAAAGAAAAACCAACTAAAACAAAAGGTGGTTTACTTCTTACAGATAAAATAAAAGAAGACATAAGATATAGACAAGGTGTTGTTAAAACTGTTGGTAGCTTAGTTCAAGGTGTAAAAACCGGTGATAGCATATACTACGACAAGCATGCAGGTTTTAATCTTGAAGTAGATGAAAAAATGTATCTTGTAATAAAACAACAAGACGTTGTTATTGTCTTATGAGAAAATTAGAAGCCAAAGATCTTAGAAGCATAGGTTTGTTTAAGCATTATCGTATTGTACGTAAATGGGCTTGTAAAACACACGAATTAAAAGATGCTGATCTCGAACTTCTAATTTATTTTGATTGTATGGAACTATTTACTAGAAAAGATTACATTGACGGCGTGTATACTTTTTCTTGGGATAAAAATCGTTGGGAGCGTTTAAGACGTGATGGCTGGATAACAGTTTGGAGACAACGAAATCATACAACACAAAAATATACAATATATAAAACATCGTTTAAGTGTAGTCAACTAATAAGTAGAATATACCGGATGTTACTTGGCGAAGAAGGTTTACCAACTAGCTTACGTAGAAATAAAATAATGGAAGGTAAATCATATTCAGACAAGGTTATGATAAAAGCAATAAACTTAGTTAACAAAGACAATAACAATTAAAAACAAAAAAAATGGCATACGGAGATATTATAAGTAATATACATACTAACAAAAGCCAGTATAGAGAAAGCAACGGAGTTGAAACTGTACATGCAGCTGTTGTGTTAAGAGACAGTAACACAAAAGGTAGTCCTGCAATAAACTATTTAAGTAATCATTTAAACTTAGATAAATTAACTGCTGTTAAAGCTTCTAATAGAGCTGGTTTATATGTTGGTTCTGCTGGTGATGTTTTAGTACTGTTATCAGGTGATAGCGCACCTATAGTAAAAGGCACGGCTGATACTAACACAGCTAATAAGCTAGTTGATTCAACTGCTAAATTTACACAAGAAGGTGGCGGCGTACAGTTAAGAGATGTTGCTGTAAATACTACAGACAACACAGCTGGATTTGTAAGTGTTATAGATAGTGACACATCTTTACAAATTGCAGATATAGATAACGTTTCATCTGATGTTTTTCCTGATGGTAATGAAACATATGAAATATATAGAGCTGTATTATTTCAAAATGTAGCAGCTGGTTCTTTTCTACCTATACAAGTAGATAGAGTGTTTGACCTGGGAACTACATCAACTGATATTATAGCAATATACTAAAAAAATAAACAATGTCACCTTTATTAAAGAACAGGATACCTGTAATATATATAAATGCAAGGATGGTAGGTGCGGAAACCATATTAGGTGGTGTACCGTTGACTTGTGATATTGATACTATAACTTGTGATTCTACTGTTTATAGCTGTGATCAAACAATACAATAAAAAATAAAAAAAAATGGCTGAAATTCAAATAATTAATATAGGCACGGTAGCTAATGATTTTACTGGAGATACGCTCCGAGCTGGTATGGATAAAGTTAATGATAACTTTGCAAACTTTAAAGTAGAGGGTACTAACTTTACAGGCTCACTATTAGTTGGTCACAGTACTACTGGTACTTTATCTTCTGCACAAAATAATACAGGTGTAGGTATAAATTCATTAAAATCAATAACTAGTGGCGATGCCAATGTTGGTTTAGGTGCTAGATCAGGTTTTAGTTTAACAAGCGGTTCAAATAACATATTAATTGGAAATAGAACTGGTGAAAACATAATTGATGGTAATTATAATGTAGCTGTTGGTGATGAAGCCTTGTTTACAGAAGATGGACATGGAAAAAATATAGCTTTAGGATACCATGCTTTAAGAACTTTAGACGCTGGAACAGATGCTGAAAATGTAGCTATAGGTCATACAGCTGGAAAAAATATGACTACAGGTGTAGCAAATGTATTAGTAGGCTCTCAAGCTGGTACTGCTATGACAACTGGCTCTAGAAGTATAGCAATAGGTTACGAAGCGTTAGAAACTGAAGATACAGGTGGTAGAAACGTAGCTATAGGATATAGAGCATTAAAATCTTTAGACGCTGGATCTAATGCTCAAAACGTAGCTATAGGTTATGATTCTGGTCATAATATAAGTACAGGTGTACAAAACACACTTATAGGTGGTTTAGCCGGCGACGCGTTAACAACGGGTAGCGACAATGTTGCTGTAGGATATTTTTCTTTAAGTACAGATGATGCTGGTGGTAGAAGTGTTGCTGTAGGATCTAAAGCTTTAAAAGATCAAAATGGTGGAAGTGCAAGTGTTTACAATATAGGTGTTGGTTATGGTGCTGGTACAAGCATGACAAGCGGTATAAAAAATACTATTATAGGTGGTGATGCAGGTGACGCTTTAACTACAGGTTCTGAAAACGTAGCTATTGGTTATTTATCTTTAAGCGCTGAAGATGAACACGGAGGAAATGTAGCTGTTGGTAATCAAACGCTAGAAGTACAAAATGCAGGTGCTGATGTTTATAATACAGCTGTTGGTTATAGAGCAGGTAAATCAGTTTCAACAGGCGCGCAAAATACTTTGATAGGAGCATTTTCAGGTGACGCTTTAACTACTGGTGATAGAAATGTAGCTTTAGGTACTTATGCTTTAAGTACTGAAGATACAGGTAGTAGAAGTACAGCTGTAGGTTGGTATTCTTTATTAAATCAAAATTATGATGGTATTCCTTATAATACAGCTGTAGGTTATAACTCTGGTGGTTCAATAACAGAAGGTTTATATAATACTGTTTTAGGTGGTTTAGCACTAGACGCTTTAACTACTGGTTCTGAAAACGTAGCAGTAGGTTATCAAGCTTTAACATCAGCTGATAGTAACGAAGCAAGAAACGTAGCTGTTGGTGCATACGCGTTGCAGCAATTAAATAATGGTTCTGTTGGCAATACATATAATATTGCTATAGGTTATACAGCTGGTCAATTAATGACAACAGGAGTTAGAAATATTATCATAGGTGGATTAGCTGGTAATACAATAACAGAAGGTAGTTATAACGTCGCTATAGGTTATGAAGCTTTAACTAATGAAGATGCAAACGGCTCAACTACAGCTCTTGGTTATAGAGCTTTAAAAAATCAAAACGCAGGAGCTGAAAGTTATAATGTAGCAGTAGGGCACGACGCTGGTATGTCTGTTACAACAGGTGTACAAAACGTTTTTTTAGGTGCTGGCGCTGGTGATGCAGTTAGTACTGGTGTTAATAACATTGCTATAGGATATAATGCTCTTAGCAGTGAAGATACCAATAGCTATAATGTTGCAGTAGGTGGATATGCTTTAACAGATTTAAATGCAGGAGCAGATGCTTATAATGTAGCTGTAGGATATTTTGCTGGTAAATCCGTTTCAACAGGAACTTATAACAACATAATTGGTGGGCTTGCTGGAGATGCACTTACTACTGGTAGTTTTAACGTAGCTATTGGTTATGCGGCTCTTGGAACGGAAGATACTGGTAGTAGAAACGTTGCTATTGGGCATTCAGCTTTAACATCTTTAAATTACGATGGAGCAGGTTATAATGTTGCCGTAGGTTATCAAGCTGGTAATAGTTTAACCACTGGTGTTTATAATACACTTGTAGGTGGTTTAACAGGAACCAACTTAACAACCGGTAGTTATAATACAGCTTTCGGTATGCAAGCACTAGAATCTGAAGACGAACATGGATTTAATACTGCTGTAGGTTTTGAAGCATTAAAAACACTTGATGCCGGTGCTAATGCATATAATGTTGCAGTAGGACATCACGCGGGTAGACTTATTACAACAGGTACTCAAAATGTTATAATTGGAGGTTTAGCAGGTGATGCAATTACGACGGCTACTAGAAACGTAGCAATAGGACATAGAGCTTTAGGCTCTGAAACAGGTGCTGGTCAAATAACAGCTATAGGACATGATGCTTTAAAAAATTATAATAAAGGTAGTGGTGATGGAAACGTTGTAGCAATAGGTTACCACGCAGGTTCACAAATGACAACTGGTAATGGTACTATTATAGGTGCTTTAGCTGGTAATGCTTTAACTACAGGTGCTAATAATATTGTTATTGGACACAATGCTTTAGGAAACGAAGATACAGGTAATAAAAATATAGCTATTGGTGGTAATGCTTTAGAAAATTTAAATTATGACGGCGACGCGTATAATGTAGCTGTTGGCCATAATGCTGGTAGACAAGTTACAACAGGTGTAGAAAACGTAATAATAGGTGGAACAGCTGGCGACGCATTAACAACAGGTAGTGGAAACGTTGTTGTAGGTACCTATGCTTTAAGTGCTGAAGACGGACATGGTAAAAATACTGCAATAGGTTATAAAGCCTTACAAGATCAAGATGCAGGTGCTGATGCTTATAATGTGGCTATAGGATATGAAACTGGTAAAGAAGTTACAACAGGTACTAATAATGTAATAATAGGTGGTTTAGCGGCAGACGCTTTAACTACAGGTGCTAACAATGTAGCTATTGGTTATCTATCTTTGTCTACTGAAGATGAGCATGGTAGAAATGTAGCGGTAGGAGCTTACGCGTTAAAAGATCAAAACGCAGGCGCAGAAGCTTATAACGTAGCTATAGGTTATCAAGCTGGTTATGCAGTTACAACAGGTGATAATAATACATTAATTGGAGGATTATCTGGTGACGCTTTAACTACAGGAGCAGGCAACGTTGCGATTGGTTATCAATCACTGTCTGCTGAAGACACAGGTTCAAGAAGTACTGCTGTTGGTTGGAATACTCTTCGATTACAAAATTATGACGGCCAATCTTATAATGTTGCTGTTGGATTTATGGCTGGTGATCAAGTAACAACAGGTATTAATAATACAATTATGGGTGGTCTCGCTGCTGATGCGTTAACCACGGGTGATGGGAATGTTGCAATTGGTTATAGAGCACTTTCTACAGAGGATGCGCATGGTCAAAATGTAGCTGTTGGTAAAGACGCTTTATTAACACAGAATGCTGGAGCTGATGCTAGAAACGTAGCTGTTGGTTATGAAGCAGGTAAAGATCTTACAACTGGTATAAAAAATGTTTTTGTAGGTGGTGCTGCAGGTGAAAATGTTACAGAAGGTCAGTATAATACTATAATTGGTGCTAGTGCAGGTGATGCGTTAACTACTGGTGATAATAATATAGTTATAGGTTATAACGCAGCTGCATCAGCGGTTGGTGTTGATAATACAATTACAATGGGCGACAGTAATATAAACCTTTTAAGAATACCAGGTTTAGGTAGTACAGATGGCCATGTTTTACAATATAGCTCAAGTGATGGCGGTATTGTTTTAGCTGCTTCAAGTAGTGGTGTTACTGGTAAAGTAGAAGGAACTGATTTTAGTGGATCTATGATAGTAGGACATACTACTACTGGAACTCTTAGTAGTGCTTCAAATAATACAGCTGTAGGTATTAACGCTATGGATGCTATAACTAGTGGAGATCACAATACAGCAATAGGTCACAATGCTTTATCACAAGCTAACTCTAGCGAAAAAAATACCGCTGTAGGATCTTCTGCCTTAACAAGTGCAGCTGGAACAACTGCTGACCTTAATACGGCTGTTGGTTATTATGCTGGGCGTCTTATAGCTGGTGGTGCTCAAAACGTATGTATTGGAGCACAAGCAGGTGAAAATATAACAAGTGCTTACGGTAATGTAGCTATAGGTTATTATGCATTACAAGCAGAAGACTCAGGTCAAAAAAACGTAGCTGTTGGTAGATCTGCTTTAGCGGCTTTAGACGCAGGAGCTGATGGTCACAATGTGGCTATGGGTTTTTTCGCAGCATACCAAGCAACAACAGGTATTTCAAATGTAATAATTGGTAGTGAAGCTGGTTATAATTTAACAACCGGTAGTTATAATGTTGCCATAGGTCATGAAGCACTATATACAGAAGACGCGCATGGTAAAAATGTTGCAATAGGTTATAGAGCTTTAAAACTTCAAGACATGGGATCTGATGCTAGCAATACAGTTATAGGTTATCAAGCTGGTCAATCTATAACAACTTCAAATCAAAATGCTGTTTTAGGTGCCGATGCGTTAGCTGGTGAAACTACAGGTGACAACAACGTTGCTATTGGTTTCAATGCTTTAAAAGTTTCAGATGGTGGTGTAGATAACGTAGCTGTAGGTAAAGATGCTGGTAAAAATGTAAGTACTGGTATTAGAAATACTATAATAGGTTGTACAGCTGGTGATGCGTTAACAACAGGTAGTAACAATACTATAATAGGTAAAAACGCCGAAGCATCTGCGGTTGATGTAGATAACGAAATAACACTTGGTAATTCAGCTATATCTACAATTAGAGCTCAAGTAACATCTATAAGTTCATTATCAGATAGACGAGATAAAAAAGATATTCAGGATTCTACATATGGTTTAGACTTTGTTGATAGTTTAAAGCCAGTAACTTTTGAGTGGGATCAAAGAGATGGTGAAAGAAAAGGTGTTAAAGATGTAGGATTTATTGCTCAAGATTTACAAGAAGTTGACGATGAATACACAAGATTAGTTTATGAAAGTAATCCTGAAAAGCTAGAAGCTACATACGGTAGATTAATACCAATTATGGCAAAAGCAATACAAGAGCTTTCTGCTAAAGTAAAAATGTTAGAAAACAAGTAAGTATATATAAGTAAATAAGTATTAATTAATTAAAAATAAAAAATTATGTTAGACGCTGAATACACTGCTGAAATGGCAGCTAATGATAAGCCTGCAACTTTAGAATCAGTTGCTATAGTTGAAAGAATAAGAGCTATAGCAGAAGCTGATAGAACTGAAGATGAAGTTGGAGAATTATTTAGAAACGAAGGTCATATTAGAATTAAAATGGCTTTTACTAAGTTTGTAGATGGATTAACAGATCCTGAAAAAGCTCAAATTGAAGCTTTAAGTTTATAGTAAATAAATTAAATTAAATTAAATATTATGTGGAAATTAACTAAACAATACTGGAAAGATATGTGGAATTATATGTGGAGTAAAACCTCTATAGATGAAAAAGCTATCGATACAGTAAAAGAAATTAAGAGAAGATATAAATTAACTACTCAAGAGCTAGCTGATGTAGCGCAAGCTATAAAAGAAGTTGGCAACCAAATTGGTGATATAGATGATGCTGTAAAAGGTAAAGAAAGAAGAGGTAGAAAAAATGTCAAAAAATAAAAAGTTTAAAGATACCACAGTTGGCAAGCTTTTGCTTGGCGCTGCTGGTATGATAAACCCTACACTTGGTAGTGTATTAGAGGGTGTTACTTCACCTAAAGAAGCTATTGCTGAAATAACAAAAGCTGATGTATCTAATGAAGAAAAAATAAAACTACAACAATTAATATACGAGCAACAGAACAAAGAAATAGAAGCTATAACAAATCGTTGGCAAGCAGACGCTGCTTCTGACTCGTGGCTTTCTAAAAATGTTCGCCCGCTAGTATTAGTTTGGTGTATTGTTGTTTTTTCTTTTGCTGGTATATTAGACAGCGTTGAGTCAATACCTTTTAACATAGGTGTTACATGGAACGATACTTTTGAAAAAGTAATGATGGCCGTAGTATTAGCTTACTTCGGTGGTCGTAGTAGCGAAAAAGTTACAAGTATATTTAAAAAATAAATCAAATTAAATTAAAATTATGAGTAAAAAAGAATTAAAAATTACAGAAGAACAATTAAAAGTTTTAAAAGCGCAACAAGTCTCAAAAGCAAATATCGTAACTGATATTGGTGTAGTTGAAGCACAAAAACACGAGTTATTACATGCTCTTGCTAATGTTATGGACAAACAAAAAGAATTAGCTAAAGAACTAGAAGAGCAATACGGAAAGATTAATGTAAATCTTGAAGATGGTAGCTACGAAGTTGTTGAAGTAGAAGAAGAAGCAGTAGAAGAAGAAAAATAAAAACAATTCCTATGGCTAAGTTAATTAGAAAAATAAGCATAGGAACTGACTATAAAAACGAAGCAATGCACTATTCCGTAGGCCAACAAGTCTACGGAGGACATTGTATTTCTGATATATTATTTGATAATAAAGATAATTCATATAATATATATATTACAAAAGAAAATGAAGTCATACCTTGGAAAAAATTTAATTCTAATATGGCTATTTCAATTGAATATAATTTAGAATATTAATGCAAAGTTTATTTAATTTTATAGTACAACCAAAAAATAAAAGATACGAAAACGAAGTTGATATTGATAATAAAAAACTTATAGTCAATACAACTATGGACGATCATAAATACGTTAGTAGAATAGGTGTTGTAAAATCTATACCTAAGATTGGTGATACAAATATTAAAGTTGGTGACGAGGTTATAGTTCATCACAATGTGTTTAGAAGATTTTATAATATGAGAGGTGAAGAAAAAAATAGTACCTCATATTTTAAAGAAGATTTATATTTTTGCTATCATGATCAAATATTTTTATATAAACAAAATAACGAGTGGAAAGCTCCTTTTGATTTTTGTTTTGTAAAACCTATTGAAAACAAAACTGATTTTGTAACTGATCAAAAAGAACGTTTACGTGTTGGTATATTAAAATATGGTAATAGTTCCTTAGATGCTTTAAAAGTAAACGAGGGAAGCCTTATAGGGTTTAGCCCTAGCAGTGAATATGAATTTATTATAGAAAACAATAGATTATATCGCATGCGAACTAATGATATTACAATTAAATATGAATACAAAGGAGACGAAGTTGAATATAATCCAAGCTGGGCAAGTGGCTGTGGACGAACTTATTAAAGTTGCTAAAGAACCTATTGTAGACTCAGAAGATGATATAAGTGCTGACAGATTAAAAAATGCTGCAGCAACTAAAAAGCTAGCAATATTTGATGCTTTTGAAATACTTAAACGTATACAAGAAGAAGAAGATATGTTAAACGAAAAACCTAAAAAAGAAACTAAAGAAAAAACTTTTAAAGGTTTTGCTGAAAAAAGGTCTAAATAATGTACGAGCAAAGTTTAATAAATGTATTAAAAGACTACGTTAAACCTAAAATTTTAGCTAGAAACAATAGATATAAAAAATGGGAGTATGGCTATAATGAAGATTATGACTTTGTAGTTATAAGTAAGACAGGTGAGATAGGTGAAATATACGAGATACAAAACTTAAAAATAGCTTTACCTAAAGCAAAAGACGTTTATAAGTTTAAAGAAAATAAATGGACTAAGTTTGATTATCCTGTTGAATTAAAAAAAATTAAAACTGTTTTTGATTTTAAACAGTATCCTGTAGAATTTAAAGAAAAGTGGTATGATTACATTGATAATGAATTTACTCGTAGGGAAGAAGGTTTTTGGTTTTATAACAAAGACGTTCCTACTTACATTAGTGGTACTCATTACATGTACTTGCAGTGGTCTAAAATTGACGTCGGGGCACCAAACTTCCGTGAGTCAAATAGATTATTCTATATTTTCTGGGAAGCTTGTAAGGCAGATCCACGCTCCTTTGGGATGTGTTACCTTAAGAATAGGCGGTCCGGGTTTTCTTTCATGGCCTCAGGAGAGGTGGTTAACTTGGCAACCATATCAAGTGACTCAAGGTATGGTATATTATCCAAGTCTGGACCTGATGCCAAGTCCATGTTCACAGATAAGGTGGTACCCATATCGGTTAATTACCCCTTCTTTTTCAAGCCGACCCAGGACGGAATGGACCGTCCAAAGACCGAGCTTGCCTATCGTGTCCCCGCCACCAAGTATACCAGAAGAAAACTTACCTCACCCAATACAGACGAAACCTTACAGGACGAACTCCAGGGTTTGGACACCACCATTGACTGGAAGAACACCGGTGATAACTCCTACGACGGGGAGAAACTCAAACTCCTCGTACATGATGAATCGGGGAAGTGGGAACGCCCCAACAACATCCTCAACAACTGGAGGGTCACGAAGACGACACTAAGATTAGGTAGTAGAATAGTTGGTAAGTGTATGATGGGTTCAACATCAAATGCTTTAGATAAGGGTGGTGATAACTTTAAAAAATTATACTATGATTCAGATGTTACCAAAAGAAACCGCAATGGACAGACTCGCTCAGGATTATATTCTTTGTTCATACCTATGGAATGGAACTACGAAGGATACATCGATTCTTATGGAATACCTGTCTTCCAAAATCCAAGAGAGAAAACTTTTGGACCATATGGAGATGAAATTAAAGACGGAGTTATCAACTATTGGAACAATGAAGTCGAAGGTTTAAAATCTGATCAAGATGCTTTAAATGAGTTTTATAGACAGTTTCCACGTACAGAGCAACATGCTTTTAGAGATGAAACAAAACAAAGTTTATTTAACTTAACAAAAATATACGAGCAAATAGATTATAACGAAGAAATTAAAAGATCTGCTATTATTACAAAAGGTAGCTTTCAATGGCGTAACGGAGTGCAAGATACAACTGTAGAGTTTATGCCAAATAATAATGGTAGATTTAAAATTAGCTGGATACCTGAAACTAGTATGCAAAACAGGATAATAACTAAAAACGGTGTTAAGTTTCCTGGCAATGAGCACGTTGGTGCCTTTGGTTGTGATAGTTATGATATATCAGGTACAGTTGATAGATTAGGTTCTAATGGTGCTTTACACGGTGTGACTAAGTTTAGCATGGAAAACGCACCGCCTAATAGAGTATTTTTAGAATACGTAGCTAGACCTCAAACAGCTGAAATATTTTTTGAAGATGTATTAATGGCTATTGTGTTTTACGGTATGCCAATACTATGTGAAAATAATAAACCAAGATTATTATATTATTTAAAGCGTAGAGGTTATAGAGGTTATTCTATGAACAGACCTGATAAAGTTTGGAATAAGTTATCTGTTACAGAAAAAGAAATAGGTGGTATACCAAACTCAAGTGAAGATATTAAGCAAGCGCATGCCGCTGCAATAGAAAGTTATATTGAAAACTACGTAGGACAATTAGGTGATAACTACGGTGATATGTTTTTTAATAGAACTTTAGAAGACTGGGCTAAATTTGATATAAATAATAGAACTAAATTTGATGCTTCAATAAGCTCAGGTTTAGCTTTAATGGCTTGTAATAAAAATTTATATAGACCAGTTCAAGAAAAAACAATAAAATCAATTAATCTTGGTATTAAGAAATATGATAACCAAGGTGTTAGATCACAAATACTATAAACATGATTAAAAAAGGTATAAAAACCTCTTTTCCTAGCCAAGCTGTTAGCGATGAAGAAAAGATGAGTGCTGAGTACGGTGCTAAGGTTGGTTCAGCTATAGAGCATGAGTGGTTTAGTAACAATGAAAACTCAAATAGATATACTACATTTAAAGAGTCATTTCACTCATTAAGGTTATATGCAAGAGGTGAACAGTCTATTAAAAAATATAAAGATGAATTATCTATTAACGGTGATTTATCATATTTAAATTTAGACTGGAAACCTGTACCTATTATACCAAAGTTTGTAGATATAGTTGTTAATGGCATGGCTGATAGGTCATATGATATTAAAGCATATTCACAAGATCCTGCTGCTATAAAAGAAAGAACTGATTATGTAAATGATATAGTAGATGATATGGATGCTAAAGGTTTTAACGATCAAATAGCACAAAGCTTTGGTATTGATATGACTAAAACTGATCAAGAAACTTTACCAAAATCTACTGAAGAGCTGCAACTACATATGCAGCTAGATTATAAGCAAAGTATTGAAATAGCTGAAGAAGAAGCTATTAATAGTGTTTTTGATGCTAATAGATACGAGCATATATCAAGAAGAGTTAATCAAGATTTAGTTACTATAGGTATTGGTGCTATGAAAAACTCATTTAATAAATCAGAAGGTATTAAAATACAATATGTTGATCCAGCTGATTTAGTTTATTCATATACTGATTCACCTTATTTTGATGATATATATTATGTTGGTGAAGTAAAACAAATATATGCTAATGAGCTTAAAAAAGAGTTTCCACAAGTAACTGATGAAGAAATAGAAAGATACAGAGGTTATTCAACTGCATATAGAAAAAGAACTATTGTTAATAAAAAAGGTGATGACAGTAACGCTATAAGTGTATTATACTTTGAATATAAAACTTACATGAGTGAAGTATATAAGGTAAAAAATACAGCTACAGGTGGTCAAAGAGCTATAAGAAAAGATGATGGTTTTAATCCACCTAAAAACGAAGACTTTGAAAAAGTTGAAAGAGTTATTGAAGTAATATATGAAGGCGCTAAAATATTAGGTAGTGGTTCTGATAAACTTCTTAAATGGGAGTTAAAGAAAAATATGATGAGACCTAAGTCAGATACTACTAAAGCTGTAATGAGTTATAGTATATGTGCACCTCGTATGTATGAAGGTCGTATAGAAAGTTTAGTTAGTCGTGTAACTAGTTTTGCTGATATGATACAATTAACTCATTTAAAGTTACAACAAGTAATGGCTAAAATGGTACCAGATGGTGTTTATTTAGACGCTGATGCTTTAGCTGAAATAGATTTAGGTAATGGTACTAACTATAATCCGCAAGAAGCTTTAAATATGTATTTTCAAACTGGTAGTGTTGTTGGTAGATCAATGACACAAGATGGTGATATGAACAGAGGTATAAGACCAGTTACAGAAATAAACTCAAGCGGTAAAAATGGTAAAATAGCTTCTTTAATACAAACGTATAATTATTATTTACAAATGATACGTGATGTGACCGGATTAAATGAAGCTCGTGATGGTAGTATGCCTGATAAAGATGCTTTAGTTGGTATACAAAAAATAGCAGCCGCTAATAGTAACACAGCTACTAGACATATATTACAAGGTAGTTTATTTATAACTTTGTCAACAGCTGAGTGCGTGTCTATGCGTATATCAGATGTAATAGAATATTCACCTACAAGAGAATCATTTATTAAATCATTAGGTAAATTTAATGTAGGTACATTAGAAGAAATGTCTAACTTACATTTACATGACTTTGGTATATTTTTAGAATTAGCACCTGATGATGAAGAAAAACAAAGACTTGAAAATAATATACAAATAGCACTACAGCAAAATAGCATAAACTTAGAAGACGCTATTGATATTAGAGAAGTTAGAAACATAAAGCTTGCAAATCAATTATTAAAAATAAGAAGAAAACAAAAACAAGTTTTAGATCAACAACAAGCTCAACAAAATATACAAGCGCAAGCGCAAGCTAACGCGCAGGCTTCACAAGCTGCTACAGCTGCTGAAATGCAAAAGCAACAAGCGTTGTCACAAGGTGAAGCTCAATTAGAGCAAGTTAAATCTCAACTTGCAATGCAAAAAATGGAAAGAGAAGCTCAAATTAAAAAAGAATTAATGGAGCTAGAGTTTCAAATGAATTTACGATTAAAACAAGCTGAAGTTGATAGTATTAAACAAAGAGAAAAAGAAAAAGAAGATCGTAAAGACGAAAGAACTAAAATACAAGCTAGTCAACAAAGTGAGTTGATAGAGCAGAGAAAAAAAGACACAGGCCCTAAAAAATTTGAATCAGCTGGATTTGATAATTTAGGTGGCTTTGGCCTAGAGCAGTTTGAGCCTAGGTAATTATTAATTATATAATATTTTATTATGGAAAACACTGAAAAGCAAGAAAATGTTATTCAAGAGGTAGAAACAAAAAAGGTTGAAGCGCCTGTTGAAGAACAAAAACAAGAAGCACCTAAAATTCAAGCTAGAATAGTTGAACAAGAAGGTGGTAATTTTAAAATTAAATTAAAAAAGAAAAATGAGCCCGTTCAAGAGCAAAGCACAGATGAAGTACCTGTTCGCGACGAATCCGACGCTAGCAAAGAAGTTTCTAAAGAAAACAAGCAAGAGCAAGTTGAAAAGCCTGCCGAAGAAGTTAAAGAAACGAAAGAAGAGGTAGTTCTTGAAGAGGTAAAACAAGAAGAAGTACAACAACAAGAACAAGTTGTACAAGAAGAAATTAAACAAGCTGCAGTTGAAAAACAACCTGAGCCACAAGTAATTGTACCTGAAAACTTAAAAGAATTAGTTAAGTTTATGGAAGATACTGGCGGTAATCTCGAAGATTATGTAAGGTTGAACGCAGATTATTCTAAAATAAATGATAATGCATTATTGTTAGAATATTATAAAACGACTAAACCTCATTTAAACATGGAAGAAATAAACTTCTTAATTGAAGATAATTTCAAAGTTGATGAGGAAATTGATGAGCCAAGAGATATTAAAAAGAAAAAATTGGCTTTCAAAGAAGAAATTGTAAAAGCTCGAAAGCATCTTACTGGTTTAAAGGATCAGTATTACAAAGAAGTCAAGTTGGGTTCTAAGTTGACCACCGAGCAGAAAGAGGCAGTAGAATTTTACAATAAATACAAACAAGAACAAACCACTAATAGTGAGATCGAAAAACAACAGCTAGAACGTTTCAAAAAGTCTACTGACTCTGTATTCAATAGTAATTTCAAAGGTTTTGATTTTAATGTTGGAGAAAAAACTTATAGATATAATATTAAAGATGTTCAAGGTGTTAAAGAGTATCAAAGCAACATGTCTAACTTCATAGGAGAGTTTCTTGATGAAAACAACATGATGAGTGATGCAAAAGGTTATCATAAAGCTTTATACGCTGGTAAAAACATAGATAAAATTGTTAAACATTTTTATGATCAAGGTAAGGCAGATGCAATAAAAGAGACTAGTATGAGTGCTAAAAACATTGATATGTCTCCAAGAACTGCTGCGCCTGTTGTTGATGCTGGTGGTAGAAAGTTTAGAGTATTAAGTGGTGATGATAGTTCTAGTTTGAAATTTAAAATTAGAAATAAATAACAACTTAAAATTAAACAAAAATGGGATTTAATACGTCTTTAGGTTTGGGTGGTAGTTATGCTTTAACTAACTCACCATCACAAACCGTGAGCGCAAACAACTATTTAGATTTAGCTAATACAGCTAATCAAGGTTGGGCGCAACAATACCTACCTGAGTTGTACGAACAAGAAATCGAAAGATACGGAAATCGTACAATTAACGGATTTTTGGCAATGGTAGGGGCAGAGATGCCTATGTCATCCGATCAAGTAGTATGGTCTGAGCAAAACAGATTACATATTGCTTATAAGCACAAAGCTGGTGGAAACGAAACTTGTGTTATTACAACTGTTTCTTCTGGTTTAATTACTTTAGGTTCTGATTACACTAACTCTGTAAGAATAGGTGCTACAGTGATCGTAACAGATGCTGCTACAGGACTTAAAACAAATGTATGTAGAGTTTCTGCAACAGATTCAAGTGCTAACACATTTAATGTTAAGCCTTACAAAACTGCTACGTTATCAGCTGATTTAAGTGATTCTGACGGTGTTAATGTTTTTGTATTTGGTTCTGAGTTTGCTAAAGGTTCTGCTTCTATGGTAGGAGAGCTTAAGCCAGCTTTTACTAAATTCGACAACAAGCCAATGATTATCAAAGATCACTTTAAAATTTCTGGTTCTGACACAGCACAAATTGGTTGGGTTGAAACTATTGATGAGTCTGGACAATCAGGATTTTCTTGGTATATGAAGTCTGCTAGTGAAACTAGATTAAGATTTGAAGATTACCTAGAAATGTCTATGGTTGAAGCTGTAAAAGGTGTTCCTGGTTCTTCAACTGCTGATACTGATATGGGTATTGCTGGTGAGAATTTTGGTAGCGAAGGTTTATTTGCTGCAGTTGAGTCAAGAGGTAATGTATTTGAAGATTTAGCTTCACTTGCTGATTTTGACTTAATCTTAAAAAATCTTGACAAGCAAGGTGCTATTGAAGAAAACATTTTATATGTTAACAGAGAATTAGCTTTAACTTTTGACGACATGATGGCTGGATTAAACGCTAACTACGGTGGCGGTGCTTCTTTTGGAGTATTTGAAAATTCTGCTGACATGGCATTAAACTTAGGTTTCTCAGGACTAAGAAGAGGTTCTTATGACTTCTATAAGTCTGACTGGAGATACTTAAACGATGCAACTGGAAGAGGTGGTTTTGGAGATATTTCTGGAATTTTAATTCCTGCTGGTGTATCATCTGTATATGATGAGAACTTAGGTAGAAATATTAAGAGACCTTTCTTACATGTTAGATATAGAGCTTCACAAACTGATGACAGAAGAATGAAGTCTTGGGTAACAGGATCTGTTGGTGGCGCATCATTTATCGGTGACGATATTATGGAAGTACACTACTTATCTGAAAGATGTTTAGTTGTACAAGCTGCTAACAACTTTGTTCTGTTAAAAGAAGCATAATTAATAACCTTTAAAACTAAATAAAATGGATAAATTTTTATATTTTGCAGACGGTAACGGAGCAAACGCAACAGGTGAGGCTGTGCTAATGCCTTTATCAGCTTTTAGAGGTGCAGATCCTGTGGACGCAACTTCATTATTATTGTTTTTTGCACCACAACAGATTACAGATGTTGCTACAAGTGATGTCGTTGATCAAATAGACCTAACAATAACTAGTAATACTCATAAAAAAGTGTTACAAGATATTTGTAAAGCTATAAACGCACAAGGTGTTAGTCTCGGAGACGGATTTATTAATATTTGCGATGCTGATAACTCAGTTTTTGCTTCTAGTGATATTTCTGCATGCGCGATTACATTAGCTGCATAAATTACTTTTTAAACCAAAGGCGTCTTAATGGCGCCTTTAGGTTTATTTTTAACTATTTAATTATATTATATTATGGCAAAAAAGAAAAAAGAAGTATTGGTTGAAGAGCCAATACAAGTAAAAGATACGTCTCCAAGATGGGAGATGAAAGATAGACAATATTATTTAAAACAAGACGGTAGTCCTTTGACTTATGTTTTACAGTCTAAATCAAGCAGAAAAAAACCATTATTATGGTGGGACGAAGATAAAGGTGAAAACAGAGAAATAAGATACTCTAGTAATCAAAAATCACCTTTTGTTGATGAGCAAGACAAAAACGTAATGTTAGATCATATTATTTTTGAAGAGGGTGTATTATATGTACCTAAACAAAAACAAGCACTACAAAAATTATTGTCTTTATATCACCCTAAAAAAGGTCTTGTTTATGATGAAGTAGATAATGTAGCAGATGCAAAAGAAGATTTAATTGATATTGAAACTGAAATGAAAGCATTAAACACAGCTACATCTATTGAAATAGATCAAGCTGAAGCTATATTGAGAGTTGAACTTGGTTCAGCTGTTGATAAAATGAGTTCAGCTGAAATAAAAAGAGACTTGTATTTATTTGCTAGACAAAACCCAGTTTTATTTTTAGCTCTTGTAAACGATGAAAATGTTATACTTAGAAACTTAGCTATTAAAGCTAATGAGTCTGGAGTTATAAGATTATCACAAGATCAAAGAAGCTTTACATGGGGTTCTAATGATAGAAAATTAATGGAAGTACCTTTTGATGAAAATCCATATAGCGCGTTTGCAGCTTGGCTTAAAACTGATGAAGGTGTTGAAGTTTACAAATCAATACAAAAAAAGTTAAACTAACAACTAATGATCACGGCCCTTTAATTAGGGCCTGTGATTATAATAAAATATAAAATGGCAATATCAGTAGATAGAGTATATAGAAAAGTATTAGCTATACTTAATAAAGAGTCCAGAGGTTTTTTAACACCAGATGAGTTTTCTAAAATAGGTTCACAAGCTCAACTTGATTTACTAGACAAAGCGTTTCACGATTATAATAGAGCTATAACTAGAGAATCAGTAGGTAGAACTGGTGTAGGATATGCTGATATACCTAGAAAAATACAAGATCGTATAGATCCGTTTTACGCTACGTCAAGCGTAACATTAACAAATGGTGTTGGAACTTTACCAACATTTTACAATATTATAAGTATATCTACAGACAGTAGATTAACTAATTTAGAGCGTATAAAAAAATCTAAATTAAGTTTTTTATTATCTTCACCATTAACTGCACCCTCAACAACTTTCCCAATATATTATGTAACAGGTAGTACTATAACAGTAAATCCTAGTAGTTTAACATCTATTGATATAGACTATATATCTGTGCCTTCAGATCCTGTTTGGAACAGCACTGTTGATAGTAATGGTGCATTAACTTTTAACTCTGATGGTGCTGTAGATTTTACACTACATCCATCAAGTGAAGTTGATTTAGTATTAGAAATATTAAGATACACTGGTGTAGTAATAAAAGATCCTAGTGTTATACAAAGCGCTACAGCTGAAACAACACAAAAAGTACAACTTGAAAACTCATAGTAAATGTCATTAATTAAAACAACACAAGAAATATACTACAAAGGCCAACAGGTTTTTTATTTAAACCTTAGTAATAGTGCTTTTACTTTATCGCACACATACTCATTAAGTAATTTTGAAGACAAGTTATCAGCTAATGATATTAGAGTTTTTGTTGAATCAGGTGATTTTACACCAGGTGAAACTAGTTTTGTTAATAGACAAATATTTGACTTTACAGTTAGTGATAATGTTTTAACAGTAGCTACTGGTGGTGATGGTGACGATGCTTTTGATGAATTATCTGAAATAAATGTAGACGGTGTTTTAAGAGTTGAGCTAATAAATCATATGTTTGGTGGCTACAGACATACATCATTATCTGATGTTGTAAATAACTTTATGGTTAGCTATGTTGGTGATGGTAAGATTATAAACAATGTAGCTAAATCAGATGTTATATTTCACGCTAAACGTGGTTTACAAGAATTTAGTTATGATGTTCTTAAAACAGTTAAAATACAAGAGGTTGAGTTAGGCCCATCATTAGCAATACCTATGCCCCAGGACTATGTAAGTTATGTTAAAGTTTGTTATATAGACAGTTCTGGTATTAAGAAAATAATATATCCAACTAGACTAACTACTAATCCTACTGAAACACCAGTGCAAGATTTAAACTATGATTACTTATTTAGTAGTGATGGTAAGATTATTGAAGGTAGTTCATATACAGAAAATCAATGGCAAGCTTTTGATACAGATAATTTAACAGGTAATTTAAGTACAGAAGAAGATTATTATATAAGTAGAGATAATCATTTAGGTACTGATTTTGGTAGAAGATATGGTATTGAGCCTGAGCACCAACAAATAAACGGTTATTTTACAATAAATGAAAGAACTGGTAGTTTTAATTTTAGTAGTGATTTATCTGGTAAAATTATAGCATTAGAATATATATCAGATAGTTTAGGTACTGATGCTGAAATGAAAATACATAAGTTTGCTGAAGAAGCTTTATACAAACATATAGCTTTTAATGTTATTGCAAACAAAAGAAATATGCCTGAGTATATAGTACAAAGGTTTAAAAAAGAAAGAAGAGCTGCAATGCGTAATGCTAAGCTTAGATTATCTAAAATAAACTTAGCTGAAATATCACAAGTATTAAGAGGACAAAGTAAACGAATTAAAAATTAATATATGCCTAAAATTCAAAATAGCTTTTTAAAAGGTAAAATGAATAATGACCTTGATGAAAGGCTTGTGCCAAAAGGTGAATACCGTGACGCACAAAATATATTAATTACACAATCAGAAAACTCTGATGTAGGCGCTGTAGAAAATATACAAGGCAACGCTTTGGCTTTAACAAGCCCGTTTTTAAGAGATAATCCTAATATAGAAACTATTGGTTATTTTGCAGATACATTAAATAAAAGAGCTTTTTGGTTTGTTACAGATTTTGCGGGCGACGATAGCGATGTTAGATCAATGAGTAGAGCATCATCTACAAACACTTGTGCTATATTAATGGGTGAATTAGATAATAGCGAAACACAAGCTAAAATACTAGTACAAGGACGTTTTTTAAATTTTAGTACTAATCACTTGATAACAGGTGTAAATTTAATTGATGATTTATTATTTTTTACAGACAACTATAATCAACCTAGAAAAATAAATGTAACAACAGCTTCTTCTAATCCTGAACATTATACTAAAGAAGAACAAATATCAGTTGCAAAAGTAGCTCCATACTTAGCGCCAATGCTTTATAAACAAGATTTTGACGGCGTAATAACTCAATCAACTAAATTAACTAATGATACTAGTATAACATCTGATTTTTTAAAAGACAGATTTGTTAGGTTTTCATATAGGTATAAATATGCAGATGGTGAGTTTACAACAATGGCTCCTTTTACGCAAATTGTTTTTAAACCACTTAACGATGGTGTTATAGACAGTAGAATAAGTACTGATACTAGCATTACGGATTATCAAGATGTGTATTCTAAAACTATATTAGATGTAATGAAAAATAATTATAACAAAATAGAGTTAAGAATACCTTTACCAAGTGATGAATATGTAGAAGATGAATTAATTGATTGGCAAAATGAACTTGATTTGGTTAAATTAGAAATACTTGTAAAAGAGTCTGATCAGGATGTTGTTAAAGTGGTAAAAGAAATAGATGTAAATGCTAATGATTTTAATAATTCAATTGAAAAATTTAGAGTTATAAATGAGTCAGACAGTAGTATAACTTACTTTAGACATGTATATAAATATGTTTATAGATCAGAAAAACCTTTTAAAATACTAGAAGACAAGCAAATTACAAGGGTTTTTGATCAAGTACCCGTAAGAGCAAAAGCTCAAGAAATATCTGGTAATAGAGTTATATATGGTAATTTTACAGAAAATTATAATTTACCAACAGACTCAAGTGGTAAAACAGGTATAAACTATGTAATAAATACTAATACAAAAGGAGCTTACCATTTTGACACATTTGGTAGTCCGTTGATCAATAACAATGATGAAAATCTTTTTTCTACTAATAAATACCACTCTTTAAAACAAAGAAGAAAATATCAAGTAGGTATAATACTTGCTGATAAATTTGGTAGACAATCACCTGTTATTTTATCAACAAACAACGATGAAAGTGCTATTGAAGATGCAACAACTGATACTGCTAGTATAGCCTCTTCTGATACTGTATTTCAAGAAAATGTAACTCAAGACTTTTCTGGAAGTTCTTATACTTGGAATAGTAGTGTTAATGAACAAGTTATTGGTAGATCTTTGTTTATACGGTTTCTTGAAAATAATATAGTTAGTTCTAGTGACTTATATGATGGTGATATAAATAGTAGCACATATAATCCATATGGCTGGTATTCATATAAGTTTGTAGTAAAACAACAAGAGCAAGAGTATTATAATATATACACTAGTCACCCAGCAGATACTTGGAATAACGAGTCTAACGGTCATGATGATGTTCAAGGTTTTACTTGGATTAGTTTATATGGAGATAACATAAATAAAGTACCTAGAGATGTCAATGAGGTTGATGAAATAAGAGAAGGTGTGGCTGGTTCTGACACTAAATTATTTCCTAAAGTAATAAAAAAAGATCAACACAACGAAAATAGTTTTAGCACTAGAAGTGTAGCTGGTCCAAATGTAGATCCTATTGAGGTTATGACAATAGGTACAGCTAGAGAACAAGGTATATTAACTCAAGATGATAGAGATAAAGACAGAGTGCATGATTTTGTAATGGCAAAACGTAATCCACTACTTGCTCAAGTAAAATCAATAGGTACTAATAATAGAGTTAAATACGGTGTTAAAATAAATGCTATTGAAGCTAATACATCAACAACTCGTGATGTGTTAAAGTTTGGTAAAAACAACGAAACAATACCGTATG